GGATTACAAATAGTGAATAAAGAAACTAATTGAGCAAATCCCCCATTAGTAACAGCAACACCAATACCACCTTGGTTATATTGTGTAAAAGCATCAACGTTCATAGATCTTAGAAGTCTTGCCTGATCACCATCAACATAGACTCCAGTACCAGTAGTAGTATCACTCGTACAATTTTGAATATATGGACCTTTCCATTTTCCACCACCTACGTTTTCTGCAATTTCATCTGTAGGGAATGCAACAGCAGCAGCAGGAGCAAGATGACCTTTGAAAGTCATATTAGCCAACTTAACAGCTTTTCTTACATGGAAAAGATCACTCGTTGTTGTGCTTGGTGTAACTTCTACTGATCTTTGATCATCACCAACAATAGAAACAAATGCAGGAACTGAAATAGGATTATCTTCAGTATACTTTCCAGATAGAACCTTAACAGTAGTTCCTGATTGAGCAGCTCCAACTGCTGCTTTAATTGTCAAGAATGCGTTGTCAATGGATGTTCCATTATTTCCATCACCACCATCTTTTGCCACATATAAAACGTTAGGTGCAGAGTTAATACCAGATGCAGTTGCATTAATTGTTACACCACTACCAATTACTATAGTAGAATTAGAAACAGTAACAAGACCAACATTAATAGTATTATTATCACCATCTAAAGTAATAGATGATCTACCTACGGTAAGGATACCCGTAATCCTTGCATCACCATCAACTAATAGTGCTGTAGTACCTACACCAATGTGTACGGTTCCTACTCCAGTACTAGCACCAAGAGTTGTTATTCCTAATGTCTTAGTATTTCCATCAACATGTAGATCAGATCTAGCAGTAATAATACCAATAGATTCTATTTCTACTACTTCTCTACTGAAAATAGATCCAGCAACAGAAATATGTCCATCAAAGTATGCAACAGTATCTGTTGTAGTTCCACTTCCAACATATAAGTTATATTCTGATCTTGGAGTAGTTGCAATACCTACATTGCTACCAGTATAAACACCAACATTATTAGATGCCCAAGTTCCACCAACTCCAGCACCAGCTCCAACATCCCATTTCTCAGTTGATGCATTCCATACTAACGTATTACCATTTTCCAATCCAGCAATATTAACATCATCAAGATCTTTAATGAATCCAGCACCACCTCCACCGATGGTATATAATTGTTGCTCAACCCTATTAACAAACAACCTATAATTTGCTGCTAAGTCCTTTAAAGTTGCAAACTTTTGTCCTGTAGGTGTAAGAGGATCATCACCTTGTTTTTCATCAGGATCAGGAGCTATTGGCCGATCATTATATATTTCTAATAACTCTTTCTGTTCATTTTTTATATCACCGACAAGTTTATATAATTCAGTAATATTTGTAGAAGTATCTTCAAACTTAGTGCTAAGTTTAGATATATCTTTCTTTACATCCTTTCTTAAATCTCTAATATTCTCATCATAATATTTTGGTTTAGGAAGATTCTCAATCTCTTCTTTTAAACCACCTAAGTAATTTTCAAAAACTTTATTAGATTCATAATTCTTATTTTCAGTTTCCTGAATTTGTTTTTGAATATTTTGATTTAATTTATTATATTGACTCAGAATTTGTTTTTTTAATTTTCTATCATCATCCTTATAACCATGATGAATATCCCAAATCTTAATAGCAGTTTCTTTTAATTCTTCATAAATTTTATCCTTCGTTTCTTTAAGATTATTTTGTGCTTTTTCAAACTCAACTTTATTTTCAAAATCTTTTAAATCAAAGTTTTCAGAAATCTCTGCAACTTCTTGATCTATTCTATCTCTAATACCCTTTATCTTATCACCTACTTTAACAAAATCATCATCAATTACACCAAAAGTTTTCCCAATCCAAGAAAAATCAGGAACCTCATTAACCTCGTTTACCCACTGAGGAAATACTGGGATTTCTGATCTTACCTTTTCAACTTCTTCTTTTATAGATTGTAGATCTTCATCATAATACTTTGGTTCTGGAAGATTAGTTACTTCCTGTTGGATAAGATCTATCTTATCTTCAATAGTATCAATTTGTTCATCATAATATTTTACTTCAGGAAGATCCTTTACAGATTCTCTTAAAAGATCTATCTGTTCAGTTATTGCTTCTACTGTTGGATCATAATCTTTTACTTCAGGAATATTATCTCTTACTTGCTCAATATGCTCTGCAAGTTGCTTTAACTCTTCATCATAATATTTTACTTCTGGAATATCAGGAATACTTTCCCTGACATCATTAACCATCCGAACTAATTCAGACCATTCGGGTGCTTTTACTACATCGGTGACTTCTAAAAATGGATCACCGTTTGCATCTTCAATAGTAACTGTATCTTCTTCTTTTACTTCCTCTTCTTCAATATAATCTTCTACAGAAGGTAATTCTTCTTCTACCTCCTCTTTTAAAAAATCTTCTACTGAGGGTAATTCTTTAGAATCATCCCAATCATTTATGGACGGTAGTTTATCGTCAGGCATGTTATTAGTAAACTATTACTTCGGGATTCCTCTCCCCCTTAAGTTTATTTATCTACTTCCTTTACTCCATTTTTTAAAAGTTTTGCAAGTTCTGCAGTTGATCCTACAAACAAAGCATTATTAACAGTAGATGGTCCTTTTTGAGGACTATCTTCATTAACATCCTTAACTTTTTTCTGAAGATCCATCAACTTATCAGTAGCATCAGAGACACTCTTAATCAATTGTCCTGCGACCTCATATGCCCTTGGCATCTCACTATCTTGTGCAAGTTCAAGAATACCATTAATTGCTTCCTGACCCTTCTCTATGATGCTATAAAGATTACCACGAGTATACTCATAGTCCTTTTCAATATCACCTTTAGTTAATCTATCTGGTTTTTGTATTCCAACAGGTTCTTTAACTTCAGTCTGATCCACTTCAACTTCAGTTGGTGTTATATTAAAAGCATCATCTAAATTGTTTTTCATTTATCCATTCCAAGTAGAAGTTCCACTAAATCCAAAGTCATCACCTTCCTCTACCAAAGCATTATCAGTAGAAGTAATAGACTTAACCTCTGTTCCTCTTATATGAGCAAGTTTGGTTGTTCCATCTTGACCCCTCTTAACAGTAATCTTATTACTATCAGTATCTTTAGATTTGACATATACTTCCTCACCACCAATATCTAGATATACACTAGTAGATCCAGAAGATGCATCAACATTAGTTACATCATTAAGGGCAATAACAGTTTGTGTTTTAGTTACATCCTCTGCCAAGTTAGTAAGGACTGTTCCATCATAGTTCTGGATTGCTCTAGGAACAACAGAGTATGTAAGATTGCGTTGTGCGTTGGATGTATCTGTACCAGTAAGATAGTTGACTGTAGACTTGGTAATGATATCCTTGGAAGCATCTGAAACAGGACCAAAGAGGTATGTCTTAGCAGTGAATCTTAGAGTATACATAAGAACTCTTCTTGATTCAAAGTCTCCCTCATAATCATCCTGCATAGTAATGTTTTCAAGAACTATGGGAATATCTCTTTTCTCTTTTATAGAACCAACCAAGTTTACTGTAAGGTTATATGATGGCTGGAAATATGGTAATATCTGTTCTACAATTTGTAATGCATCATCATTTAATTTACACATAACAGCAAGTTCAAATTGCATGTTATATGGGACTGGCATATAAACTTTCTTCTCATCAGGAGTGTCTGAATCTGGATTCTGAACTACAATCTTTTGAGTAGTAGTAACCTTTCGAGAAGGATCATAAGTTAGTCCAGTAAACTCAAAAGACATCCTTGGTAAAGATAAAGATGTTGCTTTATTAAGATCTGGTGATTGGTTTAATCTTGCTAAAAACTTTTGAGTAGGTCCATATGCAAGAGGGACTCTCAATGGTGATCCATCTTGTTTAATAGATATGCCGTTAAATAGAGTACCAAAACCAATAATGGTCCTCCTCAAGATTTCGTTATAAAAATATTCAAACATTTTTAAGTCCTATTACCTTATATTTAGAATGGTTGTACTCTAAAAACAACTGATTGTCTATAGATGTATGGGTATTTTTCACTTGGTCCCAATCCCCTATGAGGAATATGTGAAGGAAAAATAATTAGTCTTCCAGGAACATAATCATGTTCTTCAGTAACACTACCATCATTATTTAACATTTGAAATTGTCCACCCCATTTATTATCCCATTCAGAATTAGTCATAAGCATGATAGTTTGCTCATTCTGCATACCATCAATATGACTAGTTCCGTCACATCCACTATGTTGAATATTAATTTGTATCGCATTAAGTAAATATCTACTATTTAAAATATTTTCAATTCTTTCAAATATATCAAAAAATACAGGTGCTTCTTTATTGAGAGTGGTTATCCTATTTAAATTTTCTCTTTGAAAAATGGTACATCCCAACATCCTATGAGATCCTTCATTTCCATATGGCCAAGTTCGTCTATTAGCTATATTATTAAATTCAAAACAATTGAGATTAAAACTTATTCTATCTGATAAATCATAAACAAAACGTTTATCCAACCAATCATCAATTACATGGCAAATCATTATTAAATTAATATTATATGTTTATATTTATGGAATACCAAATGGGTTCTGTTCACTAAAGTCTAAAATATCATCTGCAGCAGATTCTATATTAACATTATCTGCAAATCCGTCCTCTGGAGGATCTTCACTTACAACCCTTAATGCATGAACTGCACCAGAAGTTCCACCAGTTAAAGTCTCTCCAATACTAAACATTCCAGAAACATTTGCAACCTCTAGAACATTTGTAGTAGCATTCCATGTTCTGACTCTTGCTGTTTCACCTGTAATAGATCCCGTAACAACTTCATTAAACTTGTAATTACCACTATTATTAAGTGAAGGATTACCAATTGTAATTGTTGGACTTGAAGTATATTCAGAACCAGCATTTGTAATATGAATTGCTGAGATAGTTCCAGCAGCACTCACGACTGCTTCAGCAGTTGCTGTAGTACCTCCTGCACCTGGTCCAGTAATAGTTACAGTAGGC